ATTCCAGCAATATTAGCTAATTTGTTGTAAATATTAGATTGTTGTGTTTGATAATTATTAAATGCATTTTGATATGCATTACTTGCATAATCTTCAGCAAACTTAGTGCCTGCAATCCCAATGTTAGAGCCACCTCCACTAGCATTTAGGGCTTGATTTTGAGCACCTAGACCTTGATTAAGCATGAATTGATAATTAGGTGCTAGATTGCTTTGGAGCTGTTCCGGTCCAAAACTCTGTGTCAAACTAGGCAACTGGGACTGTAATTGAGAAAGTCCTTGTACTCCAGTTTGCAAATAAGGATTAAATTGAGGAGACAGATTTTGATAATTCTGTTGCAACTGTTGTTGCCCTGCTAGGGAGGCATTTGCTTGTGTGTTGGCCGCATCCTTTGCCGCGCTTGCCTGATTCATAGACCCTATTAGTCCTAATCCTCCTGCAATTGCTAACCCTGCTCCAAGTGATATAGGCATTTTTAACTCCTTTGAATTAAGACTTCATCCACTTTTGATGGGTCTTTTTCATCTGTTGCATGTATACAAAACCATACACAATCCTCTAAAGATTGAATAGAATGGTTTATCCCTGATTTTATTTCAAAACAGTAAGGAGCACTATACATTTCTTCTGTGTTGTCAGTCCTTACTATCACTTTTCCTTGAGCCAAAAGGCTCAAATGGCTATATTTATGAGCATGTTGAACAATTAAATGATCTTTTGGCAATACAAATTGCTTTGCATATAGACCATCAGAAAAATGATGAACAATTTGAGGGTCAAATTCCATTAAACCTTCATTGGCTTTTGAAATATCAGCTAAATTCAAAATGTACCTCCTGAAATACCACCCAGAGCTGTTAAAGTGCCTTTTACAATTTCATTTCCATCAATTGTTGAATTGCCAGTAATCTCTTGATTGCCTTGAATTGTCTGTTGTCCAGTTTTCACGCTAATAAAGTTAGGGCTTTGTAGCCAAAGTAACCAAGGCAAAGCTGGTTGTTGAGAAGTAGGGTCAAGGAATGGCACTCTCGGCCATAAAATATTACCACTTGAACTAGAAGTTGCCATTAGTTCTCACCCTCCTCTGCCTTGAGATTAGCAGAAACAATCACAGCCTTTACTGGATCACTAATGCTAACCTCATAAATTCTATCCCTAGCAGTACCTAATCTTCTCCAAATTGCTCTGTTTTTGTACTTTCCAACTGCACCAATAGTGCACCAATGCTCGTTTGAATAGGTAGAACCACCATCATTTGACCATCTAAGCATAGCCTGCGGATTTTGTCCTTGACCTGTTTCTAAACCAACTCCAGGTTGGAATTGAATCTGTAATTCAGCAAAATATTGTCTTTGTAAATCAGTAACCAAATGTGGGCATCTTCTAAGCCTTCTAATTGTATTGCCTGCCTCTGTGTATACAGCATTGTCTAGTTGGTAGATTTGACCATTTTGATAGTCTCCAACCAAATAAACATTGTTAAAAATAGCTCCACAATTTGATCTATGTCTATTAAATTGTGTACCATCCCAACTTAACCATTTATGCCACATTTCAGAATTTAAATCAAAAACCCATGTAATGTTGATAGTTGGGAATGTAACTACATAAAACTCATGCCCATCTAACTGGTAAGTATAGGCAACAGCATCAGCAATGTACTGGTTCATCAAGGTTTGCTCAACAGCATGGGTACTTATTCTTTTAAAAGAATAGCCTTGCATAACACCAATGATGTTTTGACCCCTAGAGTCTTGGCTAACAAATGCAAATTGCTCACCAAATCTGGCAACAGAGAAAGGTGCGGCAATCCCATGCTGTACTGAAGTGCCAGTTACTCTTTGAAAAGGAAAACTAATAATGCCAGGGATTACATTTCCCACATCTGTCCACATTTCAGCAGTAAATTCACCAAGCAAAAATACCTGTCTGTGGTCAACAATAAGTGAAACAAGTGGATCAGGAGCACCATCTTTTGTGCCATAGTATGCATTTGTAGATGTGACTAGACCCAAGTCTGTAGCCGCCCAGTTCTGTGTCCCAGGTTGGTTGTAAATAATGTAGTTATCCACAACATCACAGACATTAGCCCCAGTCCACGGCCCATCTGAGCTTGGCAAAGTGTTAAAAGAATTTGTGCTTGCAACCCAATAATATCTATTAACACCATCAACAATATAAGCATTTAAGCCTGTATTGCTCATAATGTTATCTGTAATAGACACATAACCTGAGCTTGTTGTTAATGTACCTATTTGAGTAGATACATAACTACCAGAATATGTTACAGAATAAACAATAGAGCCAACTACAACAATTAAGTATTTACCACCAGATAATGTTCTCATCCCTCTAACTGGGGCATTGTTGAATTGTAATATGCTTGTTAAGCCTGGAGTGGGGTACAAAGCTACCACACCCCTACTGCCAGGCGATTTTAAAGGATCAATCTCAGGATAAAAATTGATGCACTCTTGAGCCTCCTGATAAATGGAAGCCGCTTCATAGGAGGGGCCGACAAAGCCAAAATCAGACATTTTTATTCCTTGTAGGACTTATCAGCAAGCAAAGTTTTCATGCTTGGTAGGCTTATCCCAAATTGTTTAGCTAAATCTCTTGTGCTCATGCCGTTCTTTTTTAATTCTCTTGCTTCTCTAGCTTGTACCATTGTCAATTTGCATCTTGGCCCCTTACCACCTTTGTAATCAGGGCATCTACCTTTTTTCGCTTTGTCTGCCATGTTTTCAGCATGGGTACAAACTTTTAAATGTTTTGGATTGCAACATGATGGATTATCGCAAATGTGCATAATAAATCCAGTTTCATCTGAACTTTTAGGCGCTTGTAGCGTAATCATTCCTGGGTTAACTAAATTAAAAATAACTCGGTGGGCATAATACTGATATTCATTTATTGTAGTTCTGCCATATCCATTTTCATTTTTAACTCCCAACCAAGGCCAACATTCATCTTCACCTTTTTTATCAACTTTAGACCAAAGCACTTCTGGAGTGTTTTTTGGTCTGCCTGGATCTCTTGGGCCTTCTCCGTTCTTTTTTCTTTCGTAAAAAGCCTTTTGATATTCCCTATTCTTTCTGCGTTTCTCTTGTAAGTCCATGATTAACTCCTTTAAAAGACTTAATCATATACTTTTCTAATTAAACTGTCAACCTAAAGAATCAGCGGAAGAAACCCCCGCTAAGTATCCACCCGGCATCCTTTTGCCTTCCCACCAAAAGTGAGTCTGCATAGGTAGAAACAATTGCTGGATTCATGTTTGTCCTCTTTACTGTTGACTTCCCTTGTGCGGCAAACTTCATAATCATCTGAATCTGTGTGGGACTTGCCTTTCCATACATAGGCATTAGCCTTTCTGCCAAACACCACCTGAGAGCCATGTTGTAGCCCTGTGGTAGATTGATATTATCAAATTGTGTGGTGAATCTTTGAAAAAGTTGATCTACAAAGATGTGCATTTCACCTTGGGAAGGGTTTGGCCACAGGTACACATTTCCCAAAGTTTCTGTGGGTTCATAGTACACAGCCTTCGGCCACGGCCCATTTAGTGTCTTTAACCCAATCATCTGATATTGTTCAACATTCAAAACAGAGACTGGGTAATCTAATCCACCATTTGTTATTGGTTGACCATTAGAATAAGTATTAATCCTCACAAAAGCAGAATTAAACCTCAAAGGTCTTTGGTAGTAAGAATTAATGGTTTCACTTGATATAGGACTTGAATAAGTCTTATTTAACAAATAAGTGCCTGCCTCATTTACATTATTCCCTGCCCCTGTGAGCATTTGAACAATTGTTGTCCCTGATGTAATGCTAGTTCCACTAAGAGTTTGACCAAGAGAAATACCACCAGACTGGATAGAAGTAATAGTGAGAACATTACCAGTAATGCTTCCAGTGAAGATAGCACCAATCTGCCCACCTGGGCCGATGGTGTACTGAGTCTGCCCAGAAACAACAGGGAATATGATTTCATTCTTGTAAAACACCATCATGTCTTCATTAGACCACTGGTCTAACATATCTTGCAACATATCAAAAGCATCTTGGGATGCCTCAGCAGTTGGAACTTCACCAGCCTCTAAAGCTCCAATATCTTTTAATGCTCTACTAATAATGTCAATTGGTGTTGTCATTGTAAAAACTCCACATAATCACCAGCATTTAATCCTGGAGAATTAAAAGTTATAGTAGTTGAATTAGTTTCTACATAAGAACCTGGACTACTTGAGCCTAATATTTGTTTACTTCCATTTACAAATACTTTCATGCTATTGTTTCCAGTTGTGTATGAAAGCCCAGTAAATACAGTTTGACCTGCAGTTGCAGTTACATTAGATTCAACTCCAGCACTAGGCAATCCAGATAAATTGTCCATTGACCATATCTGTGTGCCTGTTGCAGTTTGCAAAACAAATTTATAAGATATTCCACCAGTTAACCAAATTTCATTTGTAGGTCTACCAGATGAATCTAAAACAATTGGATTTGCATTAGCTATTGAACCACTTGCACTTGTATAAGTAGCAGTTGCAGTTGTTGAGCCTGCCAAATATGTATATAACAGTCCACCAGTTAAAGGAACTCCATTGTTGTCAAAAAATTGCCAACCAGCACCACCCAAAGGTGAAAGATTAACAGACATAAATACTCCTAAATTTTAAATTCTTATGTAATTCCATTGAAACACAGTTGCACCTCCAGCACTATTTGTCAAAAGAACATTTAAATCTGTACCACTTGAACTAAATGTAGCTTCATTAGAAACAATATTTACCACACTTACATAAGATGTTCCAACAACTGCCAAACCCATTGCTCTGATAACACCTGCGGCTTGTCCATATTGATTAGCAAAAAACAAATATGTTGCTGGTATTGCTGGTAAAGTGATCAAACTAACAGTTGCACCATTTGCAATTGAGGAAGAGTTACCATTTTTTAATTCAAGATAGTTAACATTTCCACCACTATTGTCCCAGTAAAACGGCCCCGATTGACATTGTGCATAAGAAGTAGCAGTAGCATAACCACCTAAATCACAACCTGTTATTTGAACATTTGAAGAACTATTGGTAACACTCACTCCATAACGCACAGATGTAGAGGTATTTGAAACCCTAACCCCTGATACAAGCACTTCATTAGCACCATTAATATTAATTCCATCATAAGTATTAGATGAATTTGTGCTTGTGTTATATATATGAGAACCAACAATATTTACTCTAGTTCCTCTTACATCTATTCCATTACCATAGCAATTAAAATATTCACCACCAATAATTTGAATAGCATCTGCTGAACTGCTTATAAAAAAGTTATATCCTGTTCCACGATTACTTGCCCAACAATCTACAAATTTAAGACCAGTTCCAGCAAGAATGTTATATCCATTAACAGCACATGAATCAGTAATAATTTGACTAAAAAAGCCATAATTAGGTACTCCATCTGCATTACTTATAAATACTACACCAGTATTTGCTGATAATGTATTTGATATTTTGCTTACATATATTCCAGAGCAATTACCTTGGAAAGCCAAATTGTTGCCATTACCTCCACTACCACTACCAGCAAAATAGCAATTAGTTATAGTTGTGTCTATGCAAGCCGCAGAACCTGTCCCAGAACTTTGAAAAAGTACCCCATCCAATGTATTATTTACTGCTGAAACTCTTTCTAAATAACATTGATTTGTATTAGTACCAACAAATCCAAATTTAAAATTTTGAATAAATAAATCAGTAAAATAAGTTTCATTACCACCAGTCAATAAAATACCATTAACTGTACTTGTTGCATTGCAACTAAATTTCATTTTTTCTACAAACAATGCAGTTGAGCCAGTTATGGTAAAACCATTAGCACTTGCAGAAGTTTGGTTAATAATAGTTGTATCTCTGCTTTGCCCATAAATTCTTTGACCAGATGTTGTAATAGCTATTGCAGAGGAAATGTAATAAGTACCAGCAGGAAAAAAAACATTTAAATTGGTGTTTATTGCATTTTGTACAGCAGTTGTAACATCTGTACTACCACCAGATGTAATTGAATCTATCTGTGAAGATGTCATGAAATCCCAAACACTAACAGTTTCTTTTAGCTTATAACTAATAAATTTATTTTGAGCATTTGAAATTTGCTGTTGAAATTGTGGAATTAAAGTAGTCATTTTTTATGTTCCTGTTGACCAAAATTCATTTGGCAATGTCGGCCATGTTGGATTTAAAATTGGATTAATTGCAATAACTCTTAAAGCTAAACGATAAACCAAAAAATCATTTGCATTTATCAAATGTGGATTATTTGTAGTATTAGTCACACTTGGCATTTCTACCCAATCAGTATTAGATAGTAAATTTTGTGCTTTTGTTTTTACTTGTAATAATTCATAAGCATTTTGTAAATTAGCTAATTCAGTCGTTACATTTTCAGGAGCTATACTTATTAAATCATTATTTTGATCATATACTAATAATGAATTTACATCATTGCCAATAATAGTAATTGCATTTGAATAAATAGACCTTACAGCATCATGTATGGTTGGTATCATTGTGCAATCTCCATTACTGTAATTGTTGCAGAACTTGATGATGGTGCTCCAGCGGCAGAACCCCAAGAAGTCGTAACTCCACTAGTAGAGTTACCAAAATAAACTGTATAAGTTGTTGATGAAGTTGTAGCAGGGCTATCATAAAATGACATTGCAATACCACCAACACTAGCTGTTGCTCCTGGTGTATATATATCACCAGCTACCCCTATTGCAGTACCAGTTGATAAATTAGTTGTTCCATTTCTAAGTACAGTATAAAAAGCTGATGAACTACCTAAACTAGTGCCACCTGATCCTGTAGCAATAACAAATATTTTGCTAGTTGCAGATTTTGGAGTAATACTTACTGTGTGGGAAGTAGATGTAAGAGATGAGCTAGTTGTTGTTACTTGAGATGTAATAGTTGATGAAGCAACTTGTAAAATAGTACCAGCAGGCAAAACTGAATTACTAATACTTCTTGATCCAGTTATTTTAGAACCATCTAAATTTCCATTGAAAGAAGTAGCAGTTAATACTCCTGTACTTGGAACAAAACTTAGTTGAGTGCTTGATGTGTTTTGAGGTAAATTCCCAGTAGTGTTTGAAACAATAGTTGGATACCAAGTTGCACTTGAACTTGTGTTATCTGTTATTGCAGTATTTGTTGCGTTTGTAGCTGTTCCAACTGATAAAGTAGATTGAGCCACATACTGTGGGGCAGTACCACTAGAAGTTAAAACATAGTTAGCAGTACCAATTGCTAGTTTTGATAGAGCTGAACCAGAGGCATAATAAGGTAAATCACCTGCTGTGTAGCTAGTTAACCCAGTACCTCCTGCAGTTGTAGGGGTTGTTTTCCACGCAATAACTTGAATTGCAGAACTATTATCTTTATAAAATAGCTTTCCATCTGTATAGTTAATAGCTAACTCACCACTTGCCAAATTACTAGCAGATGGTGCATTAGTGGTTGTCCCACTGTTATATAGTATTATTGGAGTGTAATTAGTCTGAGCCATTTTTATAAATCAGGTTTAAAAACTTGAGGCATCCAAGGAGGAATTACAGCTTGCTTTTCCAAGGATTTTAACTGTTCTTCAAGTCTTGTGGTAATTAAATTTTGACCATCTTTATAGGTTTCAGATTCAATCCATTGAGCCACTAATTGTTCTGTTACTTGGTCAAAAGGCACTTTAATCTCAGGATTTTGAAACCACCAATTACCTTCAGTTTCTACCTTTTTATCATCCTCAGAGGCAGTTACAAAGTATTTAGCATGGGTAATTAGCCCATTTTTAGCAGAAATTTCTAATATTTTCCAAGTAATTTCCATTAGAAAGTACCTCCATTAAGTCCATTTGTAATACATCCAGTATTAGGATAATAGGTTAATTTGGTTGAACTGGTGTATTCAGTTGTCAAATTTCCACTTGTCTGATTAGCAAAAAGCAAGTACCTAGTGCCTGTAGTGGTTGTGTCATCAGTCACTGTGGCATAAGCAGTTGGTGTTGTCCAACTAGGAGCACTTGCTCCATTACTGGTCAAAACTTGTCCAGTTGTGCCATTTGCCAA